AGCAGCGTGTCGTTCAGCGCAATGCCGGACTTGATGCGGATGATCTTGCTGCCTACGCCCGTTTTATAGATCGCCCGCAGCTCATCCCAGTCAACGCGGCCACTGGTCATGCGGTTGCTTGACTGGGCGTTGCGACGGTTGGCCAGCTTGTTGGTGAGGCTGGTGATGCCGTCTGCGAATCTGCGGGGGAAGCTGGGCATGTTATGTCCTATAGTAGATCGGCGTAACTTGGCCGCTGTTTTTCGATTAGCATATTCAGATACGGCGTCCATCATCGGGTCAAGTGTATCATCGTGCGAAGCATTCGGAAAACTTGTTGCTTCGTTTAGTATATCAGACAACCACTCTGAGTCTTCTGGCAATACTACGTTTCCCGCCTGAACATGGGGTGCAGCATCCATAGCCCTAGACACCTTGTCTATGCTTCGGGGTATTCCGTCGACTGGAACCTTCTTCTGCTTTAGCTGCTGAATCAAGCCGGTTCCGCTTGCCTTGTCTTCTACCTTGAATTGCCTGAGCGTACCCATAATGCGAGGCTCTGCTTTGTGCTTATCCCAAAACGCCTTGGCAATTACTAGCAGCTCCGGTGCTTCCCACTTGCCGCGCACCATGTCGATCAGGTATATGCGCCCGTCTTCGCCCATGCCCCAGCACTGGAACACGCTGTAGTCGTTCTGTTCTTTGGTCTTCTGTGCGGTGTCTGCGTAGATGGCACGGTATTTGATTTTGGGCAGGACTTTATAATACTGCCACCACTCATCTTTGAATATGCCGCCGCCTATTGGGGCTGGTCGCTGTAGATATTGACCGGCAAACACGTAACCGTTGGTGTCGCGTATGCGGTGCAGCGTGTCTAGCCCGAACTGCTCAGGCCAGAATGACTTCTCATCTTCGGTAAGCGCTGGAATGTTTAGGTGCTCCCAGTCCTCGCCGTTGCCGCCGTCAAGTAGCCAGCCACTAAGGTCTGACTCGTGCAACCGCTGCATTATGACGATGATGGCAGTGTCACGGCTGTTCTTGCGGCTTTCCATTGTGGTGGCAAACCAGTCCAGCACGTTCTGCCGCATCGTTGGGCTGTTGGCTTCACCAGCCTTGTGAGGGTCATCAATGATAATCGCCCCGCCAAAGTCGGCACGCATCTTGCCCGCGCCATAGCCCGTAATTGTTCCTTCCGCGCCGGTAGCGTAGACGATGCCGCCTTGCGCCGTTCTAAACTCATCCTTGGCGCGTGAATCGCCAGACATTGACGTGTGCCCGAATACATCCAGATACCTCTCATGCTGCATGATAGCTCGAACGGCGTAAGCGTTGGCCGTGGCTAGGCGCTTTGAATAGCTGGCATGTATGAACTCGGAGTCTGGGAAGTTGCCCATGCACCAGGCAATGAAGTTGATTACCGCCAGCTCTGTCTTTCCTGATCGCGGTGGGACGTTAATAATTAACCGCTTACAGTCACCAATAACGACGCGCTCAAGGGCATTGCATATTGCATCTTGGTGCCAGTTTCGCTTTATGTCTGTGCCCTTGCGCGCCTGGAATATTGTTCGAGTAAAAGTTAGTAGGTCGGTCCTGTTCTCTGCTACATCACTTGGGGTCATGCTTGGCACGCAATGCGGCTAGAACGGCGGCTCCGTGGTCTTTTGGGGTCATGCTTGCGTCTGAGCTTGTGTGGTCGATGTTGGTTGACTCACGCCAGCCCGCCTGTGTCTTCATCCAGAATATCATGGCCGCAGTGTCTCCGGTCTTTGCCTTGTTAAACAGTGCCCCGCCGATGGTGGCATTGGCTTTTGCTTTCGCCAGGTCTAGCTCGCCCCGGTAATACTTGCGCAGGGTCTTTTCGTCAATGTCCAGCACGCGGGCAATGTCTGTCTGATTTGTGCCCACCATTGTGTGGAGCTGCACGGTTTGGCGCGTGGCTTCTGTTGGTGCGTGTGGTGGCTTGGTGATTAGTTTTTAGTCATACGGTTATCTTACTGTTGAACGTCTCACCTGTCGATTCTAGTACGGCTTCTTTGCCGGTGTATTGCTGCCAGCGGTTTATGATTACGTCGCAGCAGGCGGGCGAAAGCTCCATCGTGTAGCTTTTTTTATTCATAGATTCGCAAGCTATGAGAGTAAAGCCAGCACCGCCAAACAAGTCAATTACGGAATCACATTCACTTCCATAAATTTCAAGGCACCACTGTGCAAGTGCAACAGGCTTTTGTGTTGGGTGTAGTCTTTTCTCACCATGCTCGCTTGCCTTACAAATGCCGCTCCATCTGTGCTGAAAGATTCTTACTTTTGTTTCTTGGTTTGTCCATGCTAATTCTGCATCTGCAAAAGTGTTTGCGCCTGTTTCTTTATCCCAGACTACCCAACAGTTTGAGTTCCCTAATTCTTCGGCGTAATAGTTCCCGCCCCATATTATCTCTACTTTTGCCCCAAGTGTTTTTATTACTTGGATTGCTTGAATTGCCACGTCTGTTGACTCGTCGCCTGCCACCGGCGCATATTTATTAGCTTTAATTTCTTTTCCGCCTTTCTTTTCCGCTTTACCTGTGCCAAAAGCCCCGCCGCCTCCGATTTGATTGTTTTGGACTATTGTTATCCCATAAGGAGGATCAGTAAACACCATGTCCGGCTTATGCCCATCCATCAACTTTTCAACCGCATCAATGCTAGTAGAGTCCCCGCACATCAACCGATGATTGCCCAGCACCCACACATCACCCTCAACCGTTAACGGCTCATCAGGGGCTTCTGGTACGGCGTCCTCGTCGGTTAAACCTTCCGGCACTTCCTCAATCTGTAGGTCGGCAATTTCGTCCAACGAAAACCCCGTCAACTCAAGATCAAACCCATCCACGCCAAGCGCGTCCAGTTCAACCCGCAGCATTTCGTCGTCCCAGCCCGCATTCATGGCCAGCTTGTTATCAGCAATGATGTACGCCCGCCTCTGCGTATCGCTAAGGTGCCCCGCTTCAATTACCGGCAACTCTGCAAGGCCAAGTTTCTGCGCAGCAAGAACGCGTCCGTGGCCTGCAATGATGCCGCTTTCGCCGTCAACAATGATGGGGTTAAGAAAGCCAAACTCTTTAATGCTTGCGGCAATCTGACCCACTTGGGCATCGCTGTGCGTGCGACTGTTGCGGGCATACGGGATCAGGCTTGACACTGAAACTGTTTTATAGTCGGGAAACTTTTCCATATCAATCCCTGCCACGCTCTACTGGCCTGACATCCACGTTAAACACCGCCCGTGAATTAGGCTCCGTGCCGATAGTAACCACCGCCGTATACCTACGATTAGGCAGGAACTCCACATCTGACTCGATGATCCCCGCATAGTCGCCAGGCTCGTTCAGAGTCAGGGCGGTTGGGAATACCTGCCCGGCAACTTCTGCACCTGAACTATCAAAAATCGTAAAGGTGCCTGACTCACTGAGCAGCGTGGTGGTGCCGTCTAATGCTGACAGCTTGGCATCCGTTACGCGTAGGATGCCTGTGTTGTCGATGTAGATAGCCATTACGCGCTCGATACAGTCAGGCTGATCGTTACGTCAAGGGTGTCAGCCGCTACCAGTGCGCGGTTGCCTTCAGTAGCTGCCTTGACGCTGAACAGGGTGCCAGTAGTTCCGCCCTTGGTTGCCACGGTAGTCAGAAAACCGCCGCCGACGTTGGTAGTTCCGCTTGCGGTGAAGGTTGCCGCCGTTGCGTTGGTTGTTACACCACCGCTTGCAGCGCCTTGGCCCCACGCTTGGCGGGCGGTTTCATCGTATGCCGTAACTCTGTCCATCCCGAATGCGACGCCATAGTATCGCCAGCGGCAACGGTTGGCGATGCGTCTGTTAGGCCGATGTAAAGCGTCGACGCTACCAAGTCGTTTTCAAGCAGGTAATCAAGGCCGGTGTTTACAATAAGATTCTTGCCTTCATCCGTCCACTTGACGTTGCCTTGCGGATCCTTGGCAACCATTGTCCAAACCATTTTTGCTTGTGCGTTTTCAGTATTCATAATTTTAGCTCACTGTAATGGTGCCTGTGATAATAGGCTCAGTTGTTAATGTTCCGGTGATTGCAGATTCAGTGTCTACTGCACCTGTAATCATTGGGTTAATGGTTATGGTTGCCGTTACAAAGCCCCTGAGACCTGCCAGAGATGCACTGATAGAATCAAGGGCCGTGACTGCCTCGCCTATGGTAAGAGTATACACCGACGGCGAGAATCCGCCAAACGAGTCACTTGCAGACAGTGCCTCGGCTATGGTTGCCATCAATGTGGCACGGCCTGCTACCGAATCAGTTGCTTGGGTAGACTCGGATATGGTTGATATGAATCCAGCTTTGCTAGACAGCAAATCAGCGGCCTGTGCAGACTCGGCAAGCGTCATACTGAAGCTGGCAGACATGCTTACGCCGTCACTGGCTACCGATGCCTCGCCGATACTGATCGTTACAGTGCCGTCAGCGGGCAAGCCAACCGAATCATTGCCTTCTACTGACTCTGAAATGGTGGACTTGAGCGAAGCCTTGCCTGTATCGGTGTCTGTGCCTGAGGCAGACTCGCTCAATGTTGCAACGAACGAAGCCTTGCCGGTTGCAGAGTCTAAACCCGATGCCGTTTCGTTCAGTGTCAGCCCGTAGTTCGCTTTCAGGCTTACAGAGTCAGACGCCAGTGCGCTAAGGTTCTGAGTTAGCAGCGCATGAAACAGGGTGCCGGCCAAGTCGTTAGCCTGCACAGCCTCGATGATTTCTTGACTTGTGGCGTACTGGCCTTGATCGGTGTCGGAAGCGCCTGCTGATTCGTTAAGGCTAAGGGATGCTGATAGCTTGCCGGTGGTGGTGTCTGTGGCTGTCGTGGTTTTCGGATATTGTGCTGATCAGGTTGGCTTGTGCTGACTCTGTGTCTGCGGCGGTAGTGGCTTCGGAGATGGTCATTGTTACGCTGGTCGCCGCAGCCGCAGTAGTAAACCCAGTCCAAGCAGTAAACCCCGACAGCGAGGTGCCATCGTCTTCCTGTACCCGGAACTCATAATCAGTCTCGGCAGTCAGTCCCGTCAGGTCATAGAAAAGGTCGGTAATTCCAGTGACGGACGTTGTCGAGCCACCTACCGGACGCCATTCGACGTTATAGGACATCAGCCTTGCTCCCAGTTTAAGCGGGCAGACGTGGCCT